TCAATCGACGCAGGCGATGAGCTGTTCAACCTGCAGGCCAAGACTGGTGTTGCTGCCTCTGCACTGATCGGCATCGGCAACGCAGCCAAACTGGCGGACGTGGATGTGGGCACCCTGGGCAAAGGGCTGACCAAGCTCAACGTAAATCTGGTGAAGGCGGCGGAGGGCAACGAAGATCTAGCGCGGAAGTTCAAGGCACTGGGCGTCGATGTCAAGGACGCCAATGGCCAGGTGGTGCCAGCTGACAAGGCGCTGAAGCAGATTGCCGATCGTTTTGCTGACATGCCGGACGGTGCGCAGAAGGCGGCCGCAGCGGTGGCATTGTTTGGCAAAGCCGGTGCTGACCTGATCCCGCTGCTGAATGAAGGCGCGGCCAGCATGGAAAAGTTTACATACAAGGTAGGCGAAGACTTTGCGGCGCGCTCTGATCTGTTCAACGACACAATCACCGAGCTGGGCATCAAGACGCAGGGGTTCGGGATGGAGCTGACTGACGCGCTGCTGCCGGCGTTGCAGTCAATCCTCGAGGTATTTGCCGATCTGTTTGATACCAAGCAAGATTGGACGGCGCTGTTCCTGGTCATAAAAGTTGGTATTCAATCTATTGCCGCTGTAGTCTTTGCCACCATCAAGCTTGTTGATGTACTGATTAAAGCCACAGTCTACAGTTTTGACGCAATTGGCAAAGCATTGCAAGGTGATTTTTCTGGAGCAGGGCAAGCATTAAGTAAAGGATTTAACTCGGGCATTGAACAAGCAAAGAAAGACTTTGCGCAGTTAGGAAAGATCTTCACTGATGCACCCTCACCCGGCACAGGCCGGCGCACCGGCGGTCGCTCATTAGCAGTGGACACCAGCGCAGCAGATACAGCAGGTGCAGCAGCAGCTAGGAAGGCAGCAGCTGATGGCAAGCGTGCAGCTTCTGAGCAGGAACGCATTCTGGAGAAGCGCGCCGCCTTGACGGAGAAGTCGATCAACCTGGAAGAGCAACTGCGCAGAAGCGTTGAAGATACCCGAGACGCTTTTGACGTTGTTGGCGCATCGCCTACGCAAAAGCTGTACTTTGAGCGCGATACGGCACTGACTGAAAACAAACGAAACGTAGATGATTTCAAGAAAAACATCAAAAGTATTAGCGATGAGGCAGTAACATTAGGTGCCAAATTTGATCCTAAGATATTGAACGGCTTTATTGACCAGCTGGAACGAGCAAATACTGAGCTAACAGATCAAAAGTATTTGCAAGGACTGAAGGATCTTTTGCCGAGCGTGGATGAATACAATGCTAAGATTGCAGAAGTTACTCGCGGCAAGACTGAACTAACCGAGCTGGAGAAGCTCAATGCTCAAGTCAACTTGCTGCAGCTAGACATCCTTGCTGCAACTAACCCGGCACTGGCTGAGCATGTACGACTTCTGCGCGAGCGTGCTGGAGCATTGGATGCTGCTACCGCAAAGCAAAAGACTGACAACGAATCAATTGGTGCGGGCATTAAGGATCGCTTGCAAGAGTATTACAACAGCATCAAAGACATCGGCGGCGCAATCGGCGATGCTGTGGTTGGCAGCCTTAAGGGTCTTGAGGATCAACTGACTGCATTTGTTACTACTGGCAAGGCAAGCTTCAATGATCTGGCCACTAGCATTATTGAAGACTTGTCGCGCATTGTAATCCGCGCTGCAATTATCAAGCCGATCACGGAAGCCATTGGCAGTTTGTTCCCGGGCTTTAAGTTTGCCAACGGCGGCATCATGACCGGCGACGGCCCGATGCCTCTCAAGAAGTACGCATCAGGTGGCATCGCCAACTCCCCGCAGCTGGCGCTCTACGGAGAAGGATCCAGGCCTGAGGCCTTCGTGCCGCTACCTGATGGCCGGCGCATCCCGGTGGCGATGCAGGGCGGCGGTGGCGGTAGCACCAACGTAACGGTCAACGTAGATGCCTCCGGGAATGCCAGCGTGCAGGGCGATCAAGCGCAGGCGAAACAGTTAGGGGTTGCCGTTTCGGCTGCGGTTCAGGCAGAATTGGTGAAGCAACAACGACCAGGTGGCCTCTTGGCTGGTACCCGACGCTAATGGCAACCTTTACTTTCACTCCTAGTTTCACGGCTGACCTAGAGGAGCAGCCAATTATCAGACGTGTTAAGTTTGGTGATGGATATGAGCAACGCCTTTCTTATGGTCTGAACACACAACCAAAGAAATGGTCTTTGCAGTTCTTGAATCGTACTGATACTGAACGCAACAACATCTTGACATTCTTGCGTACGCAAGGTGCTGCTGAATCCTTTGACTGGACAGACCCCAATAGTTACGCCGGCAAATGGATTTGCGAACGATGGAACACCAGCCAAGTAAGCTGTAATTTTAACAACATAACCGCTACATTTGAAGAGGTGTTTGAGCCATGATTATTCAAAGCCTAAACCGCGCTACAATCCAAACAACCTTCAAACGCTGATCTCATGAGCACCATCGTCACCCGATCCGGTAAAGGCAGCCCGCTCACGCACGTTGAGGTGGATGCTAACTTCACCAACCTCAACACGGACAAGGCCGGTTACATCACTGGTGAAGGCGGTACGGTAACGCAGGCAACCAGCAAGGCGACTGCCGTCACGCTTAACAAGAAGTGCGGCCAGATTACAATGAACGCTGCATCACTGGCGGCAGCTACTACGGTGACCTTCACGCTGACCAACAGCACGATCGCTGCAACTGACCTGCTGGTGTTAAACCACGTCAGCGGTGGCACGGCTGGATCGTACTTGCTCAATGCCCAAGCAGCAGCCGGATCAGCTTCCATCAATGTGCGCAATGTAACTGCTGGTGCATTGTCTGAAGCTATCGTGATTGGCTTTGCTGTCATCAAAGCTGTCACTGCATAATCAATGAACTACGCTGTAACTGGCTATTGGATTGCTGGTTATGCAGTCGGTGAAGATGATCTGGTCAGTGCGTTGCAAGGTATTGCACCCGGCGCACTGATTGAGCTATTTCAGCTTGAGCTTAACGTGCCGCAGCATGGCGTTGCAGAGACGTATTACTTCCATGCGGGCACAAGCCTTAACAATAACGGTGATTTGATTTGGGCTGGTCAGCCATACATGGCACTTCCCATTGAAGTAGAGGGTTTTGAATACAGCGGTCAGGGTACACTGCCGCGCCCTAGGATGCGGATCAGCAACATCATGGGCACTATCACAGCGTTAATCCTGACGCTGCCAGAAGGTTTGGAAGGCGCTAAGTTTACGCGCATCAGGACGCTAGCTCGATTTATTGATAGCGATAACTTCCCCGCTGGTGTTGACTACCTACTGACTGAAGATAGTTTTGCTTTAATGTATGAAGATAGCACTTTTATCTATCAGGAGGTTGGCAACCCATTTGGCACACCAGACCCCCTCGCCGAATGGCCACGCGAAATTTTCTTTGTAGATCGCAAGTCAGCAGAAAACCGCGACGTAGTGGAGTATGAGCTCGCCAGTGCGTTTGACATGGCAGGTGTCCGCGCACCAAAACGGCAGTGTATTACGCGGTGCCAATGGGTGTACCGTTCAAATGAATGCAGCTACGCTGGCACTAACTTCTTCAACAGCAGTGATGTTGCAGTGGGTAATGCAAGCCAAGATGTATGCGGCAAGCGCGTTGATAGTTGTAAGGCAAGATTTGGCCAGTCTGCTGAACTTCCATTCGGCGGCTACCCAGGCATCGGCACCTACTTCACATGACCTGGAAAGACGCTGCCTTAGAACATGCGCAGGCTGAAGACCCCCGTGAGGCGTGCGGGCTGGTTGTGGTGGTCAAAGGCCGCGCCCGCTACTGGCCGTGCCGCAACCTTGCGACGCAGCCCGAGCAGTTGTTTGTGCTGCATCCTGACGACTACGCCGCCGCGGAGGATGCCGGTGAGATCACGGCTATCGTCCACAGCCATCCGATAACGCCAGCCCTACCCAGTGAGGCTGACAAGGTGGCCGCAGAGGCCTCCAAGCTGCCGTGGCACATCGTCAACCCAAAGACCAAGGCATGGGGCACCTACGTGCCATGTGGCTACCGCTCACCGCTGATCGGTCGGCAATGGGTGTGGGCCGTGCAGGACTGCTGGACCCTAGCCCGTGACTGGTACAGCGAGCATGGCATCGCCTTGCGCGACTGGCAGCGGCCAGTGGACCCGGCAGATTTCCTTGCGGCACCGATGTTTGAAGGTTGCTGGGCGGCGACTGGCTTCCGCGAGCTGCAAGAAGATGAGCACCTAGAAAGCGGCGATCTGCTGCTGATGTCGATCAATGCGCATGGCCTGAACCATTGCGCTGTCTACATCGGCGATGGCATGGTGCTCCATCACATACAAGGCCGCCTCAGCAGCCGTGACATGTATGGCGGCTGGTTAGCTAAGATGACTGGGAGGAGGTTACGCCATGCTCCGTAAGATCAAGCTCTACGGTCAGCTTGCCAAGTTCATCGGCCGCCGTGTGCTCGAGGCGGATGTGGCCACTGCTGCTGAGGCAGTGCGGATGCTAGCGGCAAATTTTCCAGGCCTTGAGAAGCACATGGCCGACCAGCACTATCGCGTTACGGTCGGCACCTACGACCTGACGCTAGACGAAATCCACGATCCAGCCGGCCAGCAGGACATCATGATCGTGCCTGTGATCGCAGGTGCTGGTGCAGTTGGGCGGATACTTGCAGGCATT